CCAACCAATATCTCCCCGAGGACCACCTCAACGGTCCTAGCCGGTCCGTGTACGGGCCAACCCGAGCAGGATTGATAGGAGTATGGACAATATAAAACCGCCCCGTAAGGGGGCTACTGAGCCTCGCCTACATAGTCCCTACATCGAGGGCAAAAATCGCGGCGATGAGGTCGCGCAGCTTGCAGACTCGATCGGCTTGCCGCTTTTACCGTGGCAAGATTTTGTAATTAGGGACATGACCGCCGTAGACGAGTCCGGGATGTTTATTAGGAAAACAAATTTAGTGTTATGTGCAAGGCAACAGGGTAAAACTCATCTCGCTCGTATGATGATGCTCGCGCATCTGTATCTATTCGACTCTAAAAACGTGATTATTATGAGCTCTAATAGATCGATGGCTTTAGACACCTTTAGGCAAGTGGCATACGCTATCGAGGGTAATGACGGCCTAAGCCAAGCCGTTAAACAGATCCGTTTTGCTAATGGCACCGAGAGTATCGAGATGAAAAACGGCGCTCGCCTTGATGTAGTAGCTGCGACCCGTGATGGCTCACGCGGTCGTACGGCAGACCTGCTTTACATCGATGAGGTACGAGAGATATCCGAGGAGGGCTTTAGAGCTGCAACGCCTACAACTCGTGCCCGGGCCAATGCTCAAACTTTGCTTACCTCTAATGCCGGCGATGCTTTTAGTACGGTGCTTAATGATCTACGCGAAAGAGCTCTTAGTTTTCCTCCTAAAACGTTTGGCTATTACGAGTACTCAGCTCCTCAGTTTGCAGCTATCACCGATCGCGATGCGTGGGCCATGGCTAACCCGGCACTCGGCTACACCGTTACCGAGGATGCACTTGAGGAGGCCGTAGCTACTCAACCCGTCGAAACTACAAAGACCGAGCTCTTATGCCAATGGATCTCAAGTACGCAGAGCCCTTGGCCGCATATGTCGGTAGAAAATGCCGGAGACAAAGATCTAAAAATGTCACCGGGACCCCTTACTATATTTGCCTTTGACGTGGCACCGAGCAGGCGCGACGGATCTTTAGTTATGGGTCAGATATTGCCCGATGGTCGTATCGGTGTTGCGGTCCTTGAGATCTTTCATAGTGACGTATCTATCGATGAGCTATTTATGGCAGACCATATAGCGAAATGGTGTAAAGACTTTTACCCTCGGACCGTTTGCTATGACAAGTACACGACCGCCTCAATAGCCAAACGCCTTGAAATTAACGGCGTACACATCACCGACATATCCGGGCAAAAGGGGTATCAAGCCTCCGGAGATTTACACGAGGCACTAGCTAATAACCGATTAGTACATAGCGGCCAAGATGAGCTCGTTAGTCATATGGCTAATTGCGCAGCTAAAGAGTCCGATGCCTCGTGGCGTATCGTCCGGAGAAAATCCGCCGGACCCGTAGATATTGCTATCGGCTTAAGTATGATCGTGCACATCCTTAATCAGCCAATGGGCGAGGCCAAGGTATACATTTAAGACACGCCGCCTAATACCTGATTTTATCCTTGACATTTTGAGAAAATTCCTCCTATGGGATTACTCCAAACTTTAGGGCTTAAGAGCTCTGATAAACCTCAGGTAGAGGCTCAGTACGCACCTGCCGTAATGGATACTACGTACGGTTATGGATCATTTAATACCGGTAATTTTGGTTATAACGGCGTAGGCATCGATCGTAATTTTGCTTTACAAGTTTCGAGCGTTGCACGTTGCCGTAATTTAATAGCCGGAGTTATTAGCTCTATTGATTTATCTTTATACAAAAAATCTACCGGCGAAAAGTTAGGCTCCCCTGTTTGGTTAGAGCAGCCGGATATTAGACAACCTCGAAGCGTTACTATTGCGGCAACCGTCGATAGTTTAATTTTTTACTCTGTTGCATATTGGCGCGTTACATCTTTGTACGCCGATGATGGTCGTCCATCCGGTTTCGAGTGGGTCGCTAATAATCGTGTTACATATACGACTAATCAATACGGTACAGAGATCCAAGATTATTTCGTAGACGGTAATAAGGTACCTATGGGCGGTATCGGATCTCTACTTACTTTCCAATCGTTACTACCTGGTGTATTACAGAGTGCAAGTACAACTATTAAAGCTGCATACGATGTACAACGTGCGGCCGCGATTAGTGCAGCTACACCAATGCCTACAGGTATCTTAAAAAATAACGGCGCAGATTTACCGGAGTCTCAAATACAAGGACTACTAGCAGCCTTTAAGAGCGCTAGACAAAATCGCAGCACCGCATATTTAACGAGCACTCTCGATTATGTCCCTACATCTTTCTCACCTAAGGACATGGCGTACGCGGAATTTTCTCAGTACCTCGCTACCGAAATCAGCCGTGCGATGAACGTACCGGCGTACCTAATTAGCGCGGACATGAATAACTCAATGACATACCAAAATATTTTAGACGGTCGTAAAGAATTTGTAGCGTATTCGTTGCAACCTTACATCTCAGCTATTGAGGACAGGCTCTCTATGAACGACGTAACAAACGGAGCCAATCAAGTGCGTTTCGCGGTAGACGACACATTTTTACGAGTCGATGCTAAGGATCGCTTAGATATTATCGAGAAAATGTTAAACCTAGATTTAATCGATGTAAACCAAGCTCGGTCGATGGAGCAACTAACACCGCTAGGAGATACAAGTGCTACTAACGTTTAGCCAAGAAATACAGGCAGCCGATACCGAGCGCCGGATGATATCCGGACTTGTTGCACCTTATGGCGAGGTCGGTTTTACAAGTGCAGGCCCGGTTATGTTTGAGCGCGGCTCAATTACATACGCTGAGGCATCAAATATTAAATTACTAATGCAGCATCAAGCCGATAAGCCGGTAGGTCGCGCAATTAGTTTTAGCGACTCAACAGAGGGCGTATACGGATCCTTTAAGTTATCTAGTAGCACTCGAGGACAAGATGCTCTAGTACTAGCTCAGGAAAACCTAGTATCCGGCTTATCCGTAGGGGTCGATGTAACGGCCTCTAAGCCTATGGGGGATTACCTGTTAGTAACGGCGGCGGTCCTCAAAGAGGTTAGCCTCGTCGAGAGTGCGGCCTTTTCTAGCGCCTCCGTAACTGATATTGCAGCCGCTCGAGCAGCGCTTGAGGCAGCTACAAGTACAAAAGAAAAAACTACAACTATCTCTACGACGATCGTAGAGGTCGAAACCGAAACAGAAACAGAAAGCGAGGAGGCCGTGACTACTGCCCCTGAAAATACACCGGAGGAAACTCAGGTAGATGCACCGGTCGAGGCTGAAAAGGTCGAGGCCGCTCGTAAGATCATCCGACCATCCGTACTAGACTCTCAGCGAGTACGTACACCTATTACATCTATGGGCGCATACACAGAGCACAAAATTAAAGCTGCTCTAGGTAACGACGACTCAAAGCTTTACGTAACCGCAGCCGATGATAGCTTTGCTACCAACCCTGCATTTTCACCTACTCAGTATTTAGCAGAATTTCCTACTAACACTCGTTTTGGTACACCTGCTATCGATGCTTGCTCACGTGGAGTTTTGCCTACTAACGGTATGACGATCAACGTGCCATCACTCGTTACCTCAGCCGGTGGCGGTACAGGTGTAGCACCTGTTGTAACCGTTGAGCTAGAAGCCGGAGCGGTACAAAATACCGGGATGGAAACGGCTTACCTAACAGGTACCGTATCTAAGTACGCAGGCATGAATACGATTAGCGTAGAATTGTTAGAGCGCTCAGATCCTAATTTCTATGCAGAGCTAACAAATCAGCTACAGAACGCGTATCTAAAGACTCTCGATACGACAGTACTAAACGCACTAATCGCGGCAGGTCAATATAGCTCAGGATGCGATGCAGACTCAGCCGGTATTATCGAGTTTGCCTCAGACTCAGCTCGTAAGGTTTACGAAGCTACAGGTTATTTTGCTAATAACTACATCGCCAATGGATCACAATGGCAGCTACTAATGGGCGCTACAGATACTACCGGGCGACCAATCTACTCAGCATCTCAGCCAATGAACGCAGGCGGTCTAGTGCAGCCGGGATCTATTCGAGGCAACGTACTCGGACTCGATCTCTATGTAGATAAAAACTTTACCGCTACTACAACGATCGACGACTCAGCCGTGATCCTTGCACCTGAGGCCTTTACGGTTTACCAATCACCTACGGCATATATGTCAGTAAACGTAGTATCAAACCTACAAGTGCAAGTAGCTATTTACGGCTACATGGCAACTATCGCAAAAATGCCTAAGGGTATTGTTAAGTTTAACCTTAACTAAATAAACCACTAATAGTCGGTACCCCTCTTAGCCCTTTGAGGGGTACCGGCCCTAGTAAGTAAGGAGAATAAGATGCCTGCCACGTACGTAACCGAAGCCGAGCTACGCGCTAACCTCGGCATCGAAAACCTTTACTCGTCGGATATCGTCGAGACCTGTTGCCAAGCTGCGCAGGATTTACTAAACCAATTTTTATGGTTTGACTCCGCACCGGTCGTAGGTACCGCATTACAAAATAACGTAGCTACGGTAATGATCGCTAACCCTGCAATATTTAGCACCGGGGACTCCATAACCTTGAGTGGGTGCGGCTCAACTTATAACGGCACTTATACAGTTACCGGCACGATCCCGTGGACCGCCGGCACTACTACGCAATTTCCATCAATAGCATTTAATAATATGGCTTTTAATTGGCCAAACGGTTATAGCTTTATACAGTTTGCTAAGACCGCCGCTAACGCTAATTTTACGCGCGTACTACCTTATGGCCAAGCCATAGGCGCGGATACAAAGACAAACTCATACGCAACGACTCCGGCCGTACGCGAAGCCGCGATGATCTTGGCCGTGGACATTTTCCAAGCCCG